GGCTTTTGAAGCCAAATACGGCACGCAGCCCGAGCTGCTGCTGAAGACATTAGACCGGGCGCTTGCCATTGGCGCGCTGGCGTAGACGGAGTGGAGACCGCGATGAATCTGGAATCATTACCAAAATACTATTCACCTAAATCACCGAAACTGAATGACGAAACACCCGCCACCGGCGGTGACGTGTTAACTATTACCGATGTTATGGCAGCCCAGGGCATGGTGCAGGCCGAGGCCCCGTTAGGGTTTAACCTGTTCCTGGCGAAGATGGGCATTCAGGATCCGCAGCCAGCTATCGAAGGGCTGATGAATTACGCGCTGGCGTTAAAAAACCCGGTATTGAATAAGCTGAGCGAGCCAACGCGCCGTGAGATCGTCAGTTGCCTGGTCAGGTTTGCCTACGCAGACTATTCACGATCGGCGGCAAGTAAATCTACTTGTCCTCAATGCGAAGGAGTGGGCCAGATTTCCATTGAGAGTGTGACGCGAAAAGTTACCTACCCCTGGGGGAAAGCGCCTTACTGGGCCAGTAAATCCCGCGCCGTTCGGCCATCGGATTGGGAGCGCTGGACAGAGGTTAAAAGCATCGAGAAGATTAAATGCGACTATTGCAACGGGAAAGGGGAGGTCAGTACCGCCTGCCGTGGCTGTAAAGGTAAAGGTACCGTGCTCGATGAAAAACGCACCAAACTGCTGGGCGTGCCCGTGCAAAAGGTATGCGGTCGCTGTAATGGCCACCGCTTCAGCCGCGTTCCCACCAGCCTTGCCCGCGCGGTTGTAGAACAGTTAGTGCCCGATCTGACCAAGCATCAGTGGTATAGAGGCTATGCCGACGTCATTGATAAGTTGGTTACAAAGTGCTGGCAGGAAGAGGCTTACGCCGGGAGACTTTTGCGCAAAGTCACAAGATAGAAGCATGTTTGTGAATTATCGAAACGCAATGCTTGCAAAATTCGGAAAATCTGGTTAGGATTTTTCCAACGATGGGCATTCCGTATCTACCGTTTGACTAACCCGCGTTCATCAGCGGGTTTTTCTTTTAAATTGCTTATATCCATATCCAATCCACGCCTAAAAATGCTGCAATATATTTATGAGTTTTACAATCGAATAATCGAGCACTATGCATCGATGACCACTTTCATATTCATCATAGCAATGCTGCACCTTATTATTCCAATTGTCTCATTTGTGGTTAATAGAATTTCTGAATACCGTTCTTATAAGAGGCTGATGGAATTAGGTGTCTTCACAGACGAGCAGGCAAGGGAAAGAGCCCGTGAAATCTGGAGGCCAAAATCAAAGACTTCAAAGTGGTTAAGCAAATTCATCAAAAAATTAACTAAATCCCATTAATCCACTGTGAAAAATCTATCAAGGCTGCCATTTGGCGGCCTTTCTCATTTCCCCTTTACGATTTGATACCGGGAGTTCTGCAATGAAAGGTGAAAAACAGCAACCGTATTTCTTCAATCCAGGGATGTCAGCGGAGCAGCTTGAAGACTGGTTGGGGCAGCAAAAGCTTCATATCTCCCAGTTCAACCGGCTTGTAAAAGAAAAAGCCGCCCTGGAAGAGCGGCTTGCGGATATCAATCAGTCTATCCACTTGCTTTCATCGTCAGGATTTAAAGGAACACTGAGTTTTCCTTATAGTCCCAGTCCGCTTCTGGAAAATCCTCGAACCGATAAGCCACTGAAGGTAAGTTGAGGCTCTCCAGCGCTCCACGAGCATCGGGGCCAAGCTTTTCGATTTTCATTTCATCCTGAATCACAAACAAAGCATCCTCCAGGCTGAGCTTACGAATGTCGGCCGGGAACCAGTGCGTTTTCAAAAAAATTAGATGATGTAGTGCTTCCTTTCCTGCGAGTGGGTTAAAAATGGTGGCGTGCTGCATTCGGTGCTGGTGGAGTACTACTTCGAGAGTAAAAATTAATGCTGTCCTGTTTCTGATCTGGTTGTCCTGTTGGCTTCCCTGGTAATAAGAAGAATGGGACATGTTTCTGTTCTCGCAAATACGCGATCGAATTACGTGAAGCAAGTTATGGTAGTCCGACATTTTAGTCTCCTTGTCTGCGTGGTTATTGGCAAATAAACAGTAACAGGCGGGATAACACACAGCCAGAGCTAAGCTCTGTCTTTTAATGGCTCACCTCGGTGGGCCTTTTTTATTTCCCCTCAATCCTGAGAGGACTCATCACTAACGAGGGGGCGTAATGTCCGAACCTTTTTCCGGCACCGCAGCCGCAGGTAGCGCGCTGACCGGCGCCAGCATTTATGGACTGCTCACCGGCACTGATTACGGCGTTGTGTTCGGCGCGTTTGCGGGGGCCGTATTCTACGTGGCCACCGCTGCCGACCTGACGATTTTTCGCCGTTCCGCGTATTTCGTTGTTTCTTATTTTGCTGGCGTCTATGGCTCCGGGCTGGTGGGTTCGTGGCTGGCGAGCATAACCGGCTATGCCGACAAACCGCTTGATGCACTTGGCGCGGTGATTTTGTCTGCCGTAGCAATCAAGACACTGACATTTTTCAGTGAACAGGACCCGTTGAAGCTGCTGTCTCGGTGGCGAGGGGGAACCAATGGTAACTAACGATCCGCTGGTGCTGACTAATGTGGTGGCCTGTGCCGCCATTGTTCTGCGCCTGATGATGTTCCGTAAGCCTGGCAGCCGCCATAACCCGTGGGCGTCATGGCTCGCTTACCTGATTATCCTGGCGTATGCATCGGTGCCGTTCCGGTACCTGTTTGACTCCTACCTGCATACCCACTGGGCAACGGTCGCCATCAACTTAATCATCTGCGCTGCCGTGTTCCGCGCCCGGGGCAACGTCGCGCGAATTTTCCACGTACTGAGGCCTGAGTAATGCAGACAATCAACCCTCAGCGAAAAGCGTTTCTCGACATGCTGGCATGGTCCGAGGGAACGGATAAGCCTGGGCAGCCAACTCGCAATCGCGGTTATGACGTGATTGTTGGCGGAACGCTATTTAACAACTACGCAGATCATCCCCGTAAGATGATTGACCTGCCGAGACTGCGAATTAAATCCACAGCGGCAGGACGCTATCAACTACTGGTGCGCTACTGGGATGTATACCGCAGACAGTTGGGTCTGAAAGACTTCTCACCGGCCAGCCAGGACGCCGTGGCGCTCCAGCAGATTAAAGAGCGTCGCGCGCTGGAGCTGATCGACAAAGGCAATATCCGCCAGGCGATCGACCGCTGCAGTAATATCTGGGCATCGCTGCCGGGCGCCGGCTATGGTCAGTATGAACACAAAATCGAGGACCTCCTGAAGAAATTCCGGGAGGCGGGCGGTTTCGTTGTGGAGTCGAAGTCATGACGCGTATTAAGGCAATAGCCTGTATCGTCGGTGTCTTTCTCATAATGCTGGTGGTCACAACTTTAGCGGCATGGCGTTCCGGGTGGAATGCTCACGCTGACCATATCAACGCGCTTGCGGCAGCCAAAAAAGAAAAAGCCGAGAAGTCCATCCAGCCGGTAGAGAAGAAAGCCGCTGCGGCCACCGCAGAAGGGAAAGTGATCTACCGAACCATTTACCGTGACGTGGTGAAATATGTTCAGTCTCCGGATCGTACTGTGTGCCAGTTTGACGATACTGCTGTGCAGCTGCGCCAGCGTGCCATCGACGCTGCCAACGCCATCAGCGGATTTGATGCAGGAGCCGTGCAGGGCAAGTGATGCCGGTAAGAACAGCGATGAAGATCTTCAGGCAGATATTGAAACTACCGAATGTCTGCGTCAACTACGGCTAAATATGTTTCGCTGGCAGGAATGGTATAAGTCCTTATAATAAAAGCAGACGTCTTTTAGAAGTCTGCTTTTATTTGTGATTTTTAATAAGATATTTTCTCTTTTTTATTCAATGAAGCTATTAAATAATCGGTGATTTCGAGGAATAAGTTTCTGTCATTATATTCATGACCTGATTTGGGGTTGTATTCGCCTAAAGACACTGAACCATTTTTGTTAATGTAAAAAATTTCATCATGGTTTTCTTCATCAGCAGAGGTAGCTGTGAATTGAATAAGTGGGGTGCCGTTAATAACTACAAGTTTTTCAATAAAAGTTAAGTTGATATCGTAGATTGGTATAGAGAAACATAATTCACCCTTTTCATTTTTTTTAAAATTAAAGGCCGCAGAATAATACTCGCTTTGATTAATTGAATCTAATAACTCAAGCTTCATTGCTGCAGATTTAGCATCAAGTTTGATTTTTGTGTCTACGAGTTTAACGATTTTATGAACATCTAAATATTCATTCATTTTTTTATCATCCTTCTGTGAGAAATGTTTGAATTATAACCAAGGAAAACTAGCAGCGAATGTGATTACGTAGACATTTCCTTGTGAGGTTGTGTAATCAGTCAATACTAATAACAAGGTTGAATATTTTATGGCTTCTAATTCACCCTGGCACCACCTCTATAACACCAGGCGCTGGTACCGGCTCCGCTATCACCAGCTTCAGAAGCAACCACTCTGTGAGTTCCACCTCAGACGCAATCAGGTGATTGCCGCAACTGTTGTTGACCACGTCACCCCACATAAGGGAGACGAGGCACTGTTTCATGACCCGGATAACCTTCAGTCCCTGTGCAAGCGCTGCCACGACTCGGTAAAGCAACGTATGGAGAAGGGTGGAACGGTAACTGAATTCGACAGGGACGGTCGGGTGATCTGGTAACCGAAACTATACAGGCGCTGGCAGGGGGGGGTAAAACTCTGGCTGCGGCATCTTAAAGACCGCGCTCCCCCGTTTCATTTTAAAAACGTCCAGAAAAAAAGGAAAAATGATGGCTCAGCGAGGCAGAAAATCACTGGCCGCGACGTCGGCTGTCTCGCTTCCGGTTTTGGCTGAAAGCAGGCTGCAGCCGTCGCTGCACCTCAGTGACCCGGAGATCAATGTCTGGATAAGGCTGGTGAACGACAACCCGGCCAGCTCATTTACCGAAACGCACCGCGACATGCTGGAGATGTACTGCCGTCATGTGGTGCAGGCACGGCTGCTCACCACCCAAATCGAGGATTTTGAGCTGGAGTGGCTGGCTCGCGATGATGGACTGAAGCGCTACGACAAGTTACTGACGATGCGGGAACGCGAGGTGCGCTCGGCGTCTTCTCTGGCAACGCGTCTGCGGATCACCCGCCAGGCTACCGCCGACCCGAAAACAGTGGGGCGGGCGCATAACAACCTGGCGCGGGAGAAGAAGCCCTGGGAAATTGATTAAGGCTGATTAACTGATGGTTAAAAAGACCCTTACGCGGGCTGAACGAAACATTCGTTGGTGTGAGCAGAATATCCTGATCCCTGAAGGCAAGTTCGTCGGGCAGCGGCTGAAGATGGCCCCGTTCATGAAGGACGATTTCAGGGCTATCTTTGACAACAAGCACGGCACCCGACGCGCGATTATCAGCAGGGGGCGAAAAAATGCCAAGACGGTGGAAACCGCCATGCTGATGCTGCTTTACCTGGTCGGGCCGGAAGCGGCACCTAACTCCCAGCTTTATTCAGCAGCACGGTCACGCGATCAGGCTGCCATCCTGTTTAACCTGGCTTCAAAGATGTGCCGGATGAATCCGGTACTGATGCAGTACGTCGCGATTAAGGACTCAGCCAAAGAAATTCATTGCCCTGAGCTGGGATCTTATTACCGCGCACTGAGTGCGGAAGCCACCACGGCCTACGGTTTCTCGCCGCGATTTGTCGCCCACGATGAGCTGGGGCAGGTACGGGGGCCGCGCGATGCGCTTTATGAGGCACTGGAAACGGCAACCGCGGCTCAGGAAAACCCGATCTCTGTGATTATCAGTACACAGGCACCCGATGCCAGCGATCTGCTGAGCCTTTTAATTGACGACGGGCTGACCGGTGCTGACCCACGCACAGTGGTCAGGCTGCAGACCGCACCGGAAGATATTGATCCTTTCTCTGTTGAAGCCATCCGGCTGGCAAACCCGGCTTTCGATGTGTTCATGAATCAGAAAGAAGTGCTGGATATGGCCGCCAGCGCCAAGCGCCTCCCGTCGCGCCAGGCTGAGTTTGAGAACCTTGTGCTTAACCGCCGGGTGGAGGCAAAAAGCCCGTTCGTCAGCCAGACCGTATGGCATATGAACAAAGAGGAGCCCGGCGAACTGGCGGGCGCTACCGTCTGGGGTGGGCTTGATCTCTCCAGCGTTTCCGACCTGACGGCGCTGGTGCTGAATACGACTCAGGGCGATGTGCACTGTAAGTTCTGGCTGCCTGAGGAAGGGCTTGCGGACAAGGCGCGTAACGATCGCGTGCCTTATGACATCTGGGCGAAACAGGGCTGGCTGAACACCACGCCTGGTAAGGCAATTGAATATGCCTACATCGCTAAGGTTCTCCGGGAAATTTTCGACATATGCAACGTCAGAGCCCTGGCGTTTGACCGATATAACATGCGCTTCCTGCGCCCGCATCTGGTTGACGTTGGTTTTTCCGAAGCGGAGCTTGAGCGCTTTGTAGAGTTCGGGCAGGGCTTTGTTTCCATGTCGCCTGCGCTGAGAGAGCTGGAAGCGAAGCTGCTCGGCGCGCAACTGAAACATGGTAATCATCCCATCCTCGAAATGTGCGCCAAAAATGCCACCGTTATTACCGATCCCGCAGGAAACCGGAAGTTTGTGAAGGGCAAATCCAGCGGGCGTATTGATGGCATGGTCGCGCTGGCAATGTCCATCGGCGCACAGACGAGTGATGAGGTGGAAGACCAGGGCGACGTTAACGATTTTATCTACAACTTCCTGAGCATCTAGCATGGCAGATACCGACTACAGCATTGACCTGCGGACACGCTCGCCATTCTGGGCGCGCATGGCCTCTATCCTGACCGGCGGGCGACTCGTTTCGCCGGATAAGGGCTCGCAGATGGCGGGCACATCAGCACACGGAACCGTCGGCGAATCGGTGGTGACCGATGAACGGAATATGCAGATCAGCACCGTCTGGGCCTGTATCCGGCTTATCTCCACGGTGACCGCCAGCCTTCCGCTGGATGTTTATGAAACCGTGGATGATAAGCGTAGCAAGGCTGGCAATGATAATCCGTTAGCCAGACTTCTGCGCTTTCGGCCCAACAACTTTATGACTGCGCTTGAGTTCCGCGAGGCCATGACCATGCAGCTTTGCGCCTACGGCAATGCTTACGCGCATGTAGAGCGCAACGGCGTCGGCGATGTGATCAGCATGCTGCCGTTGATGAGCGCCAATATGGATGTCCGACTCAGCGACAACGGTAAGAATGTTATCTACCGTTACCGGCGTGACAGCGAATATGTCGATTTCAGGCCAAAGGAAATATTCCATCTCAAAGGTTTTGGCTTTAACGGGCTGGTCGGGTTGTCGCCGCTGGCGTTCAGCGCCAAATCCGCAGGCGTGGCGATCGCGATGGAGGACAACCAGCGGGAGTTTTTCGCCAACGGCGCGAAGTCACCGCAAATCCTGATGACTGACGGCAAGGTGCTGACTAAAGAGCAGCGCGGGCAACTGGAGGAAAACTTTAAAGAGATTGCCGGTGGCCCGGTCAGGAAACGCCTCTGGATCCTCGAAAGCGGATTTACCACACAGCCTATCGGTATCTCACCGCAGGACGCGCAGATGCTTGAAGCGCGTAAATTCCAGGTCGCCGAACTGGCGCGCTTTTACGGGGTACCGCCGCATCTGGTGGGGGACGTTGAAAAAACCACATCATGGGGCAGTGGCATCGAGCAGCAGAATCTCGGTTTTCTGCAGTACACCCTGAAACCTTATCTCGATCGCTGGGAATACAGCATTGAGCGCTGGCTTGTTAAGGAGAGCGATCAGGGCAGGCTGCACGCTGAGCATAATCTCGACGGCCTGTTACGTGGTGATTCTGCCAGCCGTGCCGCATTCATGCAGATCATGGTCAATACCGGTATTCGTACTGTTAACGAAGTGCGCAGGCTCGATAACCTTCCGCCGCTGCCTGGTGGTGACGTCGCGACACGACAATCGCAGAACATACCAATCACCGATCTCGGAACAAACACAAGGCCCCTCACTGGAGGGGCTTAATTTTTATGGGGGCTTCAATGCCTGATATTCACAAGACGCTGGCATTCGATCAGACCGAAATCAAGTTTACCGGCGACGGCAGCAAAGGCACGTTTGAAGGGTATGCCTCGGTGTTCAATAACACCGACGCTGATGGCGACATTATTTTGCCCGGCGCTTTCGCGGGTGTGGTGACTAACCAGAGCCGCAAGGTGGCAATGTTCTTTAACCACCAGACGCGAGCCATTCCGGTCGGCAAGTGGGATGCCATGCACGAAGACGAGAAGGGGCTTTTTGTTCGGGGGCAACTCACTCCCGGGCTAAGCCTGGCCGAGGACCTGAAAGCCGCCATGCAGCACGGCACTGTCGAAGGCATGTCGGTGGGATTTTCCGTCGGGCCCGATGATTACACCGTCGGCTCGTCCGGCCTCATCTTCAAAAACATTTCTTATCTACGGGAAATCAGTGTCTGCACTTTCCCGGCCAACGAGCTGGCGGGTGTAACCGCCATGAAGAGTATCGACGGCATTAAAACCATTCGTGACGCAGAAGCCTGGCTGAGGGATTCAGTCGGGCTTTCACGCTCTGAAGCACAGGCGTTTATCGCCCGTGTTAAGTCCGCAGGCCGAAGCGAGTTCGGCAGCGGCGACATTGACGCGCTGGCACAGCGCATTACCTCATTTGCCGCTAACCTGCGGACGCCTTAACGGAGTAATACATGTCTGAATTATCTGTACTGGAAAAAGCGATCGAGAACTCCCAGAAAGAAGTTAAGGAGCTCATCGAAGAACAGCGTAAATCCATCAACCAGAACGGCGAAATCAACAAGCAGCTTCAGGCCGATCTGGCTAAAGCCCAGGATGAACTGAAGACCACCGGCACCCGGCTGTTTGATCTTGAGCAGAAGCTGGCTGGCAACTCACCCGAGCAGACTGCACAGAAGTCCTTCGCAGAGCGCGTGTCCGAAGACCTGATGAAAGGCTGGGACGGCTCCCGCACTAAAGCGAAAGTCACCAGCTTTGATAAAGCGATCGGGTCTGGCGCCACCTCCGCCGGCGCACTGGTTCTGCCTCAGCAGCAGCCGGGCATCCTGATGCCGGGTCTGCGCCGTCTGACCGTGCGTGACCTGCTGGCGCAGGGGCGTATCACCAGTAACGCGCTGGAATACGTGCGTGAGAATGTGTTCACCAACGCCGCCGCGCCGGTCGCTGAAGGCACCCTGAAACCAGAGAGCAACATCACGTTCACCAAAGAAACGGCGAACGTGAAAACCATTGCTCACTGGATCCAGGCATCGCGGCAGATCATGGATGATGCCCCGGCGCTGCAGTCATACATCAATTCCCGCATGATGTACGGTCTGGCGCTGGTGGAAGAGAACCAGATGCTGAACGGAGATGGCACCGGTGACAACCTGCAGGGGTTGAATGTGGTGGCGAACGACTACGAAACCGCACTCAACGCGACCGGGGATACCGGTGCTGATGTTCTGGCGCATGCCATCTATCAGGTGTCACTGAGTGAATTCGAAGCCGACGGCATCGTACTTAACCCGGCGGACTGGCACCGCATCGCGCTGCTGAAAGACGCTAACGGCAATTACATTCTTGGCGGCCCGCAGGCGTTTGCCTCGAAAGTGCTCTGGGGTCTGCCGGTGGTGTCGACCACGGCGCAGACGGCGGGCAAATTCACCGTTGGCGCGTTTGGCCTGGCGTCTCAGGTGTGGGACCGCATGGATGCCACCATCGAGATCAGCAATCAGGATCGCGATAACTTCGTTAAAAACATGCTGACCATCCTGTGCGAAGAGCGCCTGGCGCTGGCGCATTACCGTCCCGCAGCCATCGTCACCGGTGACATTGCGGTTTCCTCCGGTCAATAACAGCAGGGCGCGGTCAGGAATGGCCGCGTTTAACGCATGAAAATTAAAGCTCTCCGTATGTTCTCGCATTATCACCTTGGAACGGTATCCCAGGGCGAAACCCGCGTGGTTAAGAAAGAAATCGGCGAAGCACTGGTGAAACTGCATCTGGCAGAAGAAGTCGGGCCGGAAAAAACCGAACCGCCAAAAGCTGAAGCTGCTCCGGCCAGAGCCAAAACAGGGGGCAAAAGTGGAAATAAGCGCGGAACAGATGACGCTGATAAAGACGCACCTGAGGGTTGATGGCAACACTGAAGATGCGCTTATTGCGGCTTATACCGCTGCGGCTGTCGATTATGTCGAAAAGTTTTGCGACGGCGCACTGGTGGAATCTCTGACACCGGCCTCTGATGATGAAGAACTTCCCCGTGAGGTTCTTTTTACTTCCGGCATCTGGGCGGCAATGCTTTTGCTGATTGGACACTGGTATGCGAACCGAGAAGCGGCAGCGCAGAACCTCTCGGAAGTTCCGCTGGGTGTTGAGGCGCTGTTGATTCGGCACCGGCGGTGGCACTGATGGCCTGCTCAGGTTGCGAACGCCGCCGCGAGTGGCTGAAAAAATGGATGGCTATTGCCTATGAACGAGCAACAGGTAAACGAACTGCTGAAAGCGCTGGAGGCACAGACGAAAGCGCAGATGGAACAGACCGCCGCGATAAATCGTCTGGCGGAGTCAAATGAAGCCCTGGTCGCCGTGATTTACCAGTCGATGGTCGATGATGAGGGTGACGACAGGGTAATGCCGCAGACCTATCTGAGCGGAAAACCCCGGGGGTAACCATGCAGGCAGGAAAACTGAACAAGCGGGTGATTCTGCAGAAGCCTGTTAAAACACAAAGCCCGACCACGGGCGCAATCGTCAGTGGCTGGGCAGACGTGGCTGAGTTGTGGGCGAATGTCACCGACCTTTCAGCGCGCGACTTTGTGGCGGCGCAGGCGGGGCAGAATGAAGTCTCCACGCGCATCACCATCCGCTGGCGTGATGATGTCACGGACAAACACCGCATCGTACATCGCGGGCGGATCTACGATATCACCGGCGTGCTGGAAGATGACAAAAGCGGCCGGGAGTATCTTACTCTGCCTTGCTCACGGGGGGTAAACGATGGCTGACGGTATCGAAGTTCAGATCACCGGTATTGAGTCGCTGAAGCAGAAACTTAACGAGGTAAATTACGACCTGAAGCGAAAGGGCGGACGCGCCGCGCTGCGCAAGGCCGGTAACGTTATTGTGAACCAGATTAAGGCCAACGCCCTGCGTCTTGACGATCCGCAAACGGCCCGAAGCATCGCGGATAACGCGGCGCTGCGCTGGAACGGCAGACTGTTTAAACAGACCGGTAACCCCGGCTTCAGAATAGGCATCCTGCAGGGCGCGAAGCTTAAAAAGAATCCCAGCCTTGCCGCCGATGCACCCACGCCGCACTGGCGTCTGCTGGAGTTTGGTACCGAAAAAATGTCGCCAAAGCCCCTGGTACGTGCGGCGGCAACATCACGCATGCAGGAGGTGATCGCCACGTTCACCACCGAATATGAAAAAAGCATCGACCGGGCGCTGCGGCGTGCGCGGCGAAACGGAGGCGGATCGTGATTGCACCTCTGTTTTCCGTCTGCGCATCCAGTCCGGCGGTAAGGGCGCTGATTGGCGATTCGCCGGTGCGGCTTTACCCGTTCGGGCAGCAGGACGATAACGTCATCTACCCCTATGTCGTCTGGCAGAACGTGAGCGGCGCGCCGGAGAACTATCTCGGCCAGCGCCCGGATGCGGATACATGGGCACTACAGGTTGATGCCTGGGCTGATACCCCGGATGAAGTGATTGCCGTGGCCACCGCGCTGCGGGATGCCATTGAACCGCACGCGCATATCACGCGCTGGGGCGGACAGGAAAGAGACCCCGAAACCAGGCGCTACCGCTACTCCTTCGATGTCGACTGGATAGTGAAGCGATAACCCCACAACACCGGCCCTGTGCCGGTTTTTTTATGCACGGAGAAACCCATGTCTGTACTGACGCAAGGCACTCAGTTTTTTGTGCTCGCCCAGGGCGCGGTAAGTGAAATCGAATGTATCACCAGTTTTTCACCGGGCGGCAACCCGGCGGACCAGATTGAAGACACCTGTCTTTCCGAGCGGAACAGCCGAACCTATAAGGTTGGCCTGCGTACGCCAGGACAGGCCACGGTGGGCCTGAATGCTGACCCGGAAAACGCCAGCCACATTATGCTGCACAACCTGGCAAACTCAGACGACCACGAAGAGCTGACGTTCGCCGTGGGCTGGTCTGACGGCACTGCATCACCGACGGCAGCCGCGCAGGGGGCGGCGGGCGCAGTGGATGGCCTGACGCTGCCGGACAGCCGTACCTGGTTTGTTTTCCGTGGCTATGTCTCTGACTTCCCCTTCGACTTCTCCGCCAACACGGTGGTGACCACTTCCGCCACCATCCAGCGCTCCGGCGCGTCGGTCTGGGTACCTAAAGCGAGCGATTAATGAAACTGACACTCGATTCACTGAAAGAGGCCGGGGCCTTCACCGGCCGCCCGGTTGAAAAAGAAATCACCTGGCGGCAGGGCGAGGAGGAATTCAGCGCCACTGTCTATATCCGCCCGCTGGGCTACCACTCGGCCATGACGGACGTGATGGCGGCAAACGGGCGCGTGGATGGCGTGGCGGGGCGGATCGCCGCATCCGTCTGCGATGAGAACGGCAAGCCGGTATTCACGCCAGCGGATATTACCGGTGAGGCGGACCCGGAGCGCGGCGCGCTGGATGGCGCGCTGACCATTGCCCTGCTGGTGGCTATCCAGGAGGTTAACGATCTGGGAAAGATGAACTCAGCGCCGACGATGAATTCTGGTGCGAGCTCGTCCTCAACGGTATCGGCGGGCAAACCATCGCGCAGGCGCAGGAAGTCCTGAGTTTTCGGGAATTCCAGATCTGGGTGAAATACCGTGAGCGCTACGGGAGTCTTAACCCGATGCTGCGCACAGAATGGGCCGCCGGACTGGTCTCCAGCACCATTGCCAACGTGAACCGGGGCAAAGATACGCCGCCTTTCAGCGTCACGGATTTCACCCTGCACTTTACGAAAACACCGACCACCACTGGCCCCGTCACGCTTGATGAGGCCATGCGGACCTGGTCTTAAACACTCACGGAGACGGTATGGCAGCCAGATCGCTTGGAACTCTGACCATTGACCTGATTGCCAATATTGGTGGCTTTGCCGCAGGACTTAACCGCGCGGAACGTCAGTCTGAAAGCTGGCGCCGCCGGGTGCAGCAGGATGTCCGGCTTGCCGGTACCGCGCTCGGGTCAATGGCGGCCATCGCCGCAGCGGCGGCGGTATCTGCAGGCGTGGCGGGTATCAACCTGTTAAAAACCACCTCAAAGCAGATCGCCGAAACTGACCGGCTCGCAAAATCCCTGCGCATGTCCACCCAGGACCTGCTGGCCTGGCAGTTCGCCTCACAGAAAGCGGGCGTGTCAGGCGAGCAGATGGCGGATATCTTTAAGGACATTGGCGACAAAATTGGTGATGCGGTACTTAACCAGTCGGGTGAAGCCGTTGATGCGCTGAATGCGCTGGGTCTTTCTGCGAAGAAGCTTTCCACAGAAACGCCTGATAAACAGTTACTGGCGATCGCCGGTGCGCTGGAAAAAGTGGGTACCAACGCTGAGAAGATCACCATTCTTGAAAGCCTGGGCAATGACCTTTCTAAACTCCTGCCGCTTTTTGATAACAACAGCCAGAAGCTTCAGCAGTTTCTCAGGCTGTCGCGGGAATACGGCGTCGCGCCGGATCCGAAATCCATCGATGACCTGGTCAAGGTCAACTCTCTTTTTGAGGACATGGAGACGCAGGCGCAGGGACTGAAACTGGAAATTGCCGCAGGGCTGGCGCGGGTTGATCTTACCCCGCTTCAGAAAGGCCTTGGGGAACTCCGATCCGTTTTTACTGACCCGAAAATCATGCAGGGTCTGGCGGAAATGGTGGGCGGTATAGCCTCACTCGTCGGCTGGCTGGGGAAGGCTGCCCATGAGTTAGGCAACCTTATTTACAATTACCAGGGCGGGCAAAAGCTCTCCGCTAATGCATCACTGTATGAAATTGATCGCAGGATTAAAAACCTTGAGGCTGACTTAAACGAGAAAGGCTTCCTGGCGGGTGTGAACCGTATCGGTATGGATACGGAAGGAAAACAGAAAGAGCTGAACGAACTGCTGGCGCAACGTACGCGCCTTAAGTCTATTGCCGGGGCAGCACCCGTCATTTCCTCAACAATATCGCCCTTTACTGGAACAGGTAATTACGCTCTGGCTCCCGGCGAGTCCAATGGCAAGGTGACACCTGATGCCAGTGCCAAAAAGCTGGAAAGCGCGTTCAAATCCATGGAGCTGGGTTATCTGCGCCAGATCGCCCTTATCGACACCACCGGCAAAAAAACGGCGGAGGTGACCGAGCAACAGAAACTTCAGTTCGATCTGGCGGAGGGAAAACTCACCGGAATTAATGACGCTCAAAAAGTCCGGCTTCAGCAACTGGCGCAGGAAGTGGATCGCCTCAACCAGCTGAAAAAAGCTAATGAAGAAAACGCGAAAGTGGCAGCATTCGTCGCTGGCCTGCAGGCGCAGAACGATAATGCGCGAGCGGATCTGAGCGTGGATATTCAGGGGGCCGGACTTGGCAACAGACAGCGAGAGCGGCTCAGGGAACGGCTGGGTATTGAGCGCGACTACCTTGACCAGCAGCGGGAGTTGCAAAAGCAGTATCAGGCCGGTGATATCAGCCAGACGGTTTATGAACGCGAAACGCAGGCTTTGAAAGATGCTCAGGCTGAAAGGCTGGAAATCCAGCAGGATTACTACAAACAAATTGATGCGCTGCAGGCTGACTGGGTAACCGGCGCGCGGGACGGGCTCGCCGACTGGGTGGATGACTCCACGAACTATGCAACGCTGGCGGCTGACGCCATGCAAAGCGCGCTCTCCGGTATCAGCAGTAACATCGTCGACATGCTCAACGGCAACAAAGCGAGCTGGAAAGACTGGGGTATCAGCGTTCTGAAAATCATCGAACAGGTGATGGTGAACATGATGATCGCAAACGCGGCCAGCTCCATCGGTTCACTGTTTGGCGGTGCGGCATCCTCAGCCAGCTCCGGCACCGCGCTTCAGTCCTACGGCTCAACTCTTCAGTTCAACGCCAGAGGCGGTGTTTACTCCTCCGCCGATCTCAGCCAGTACAGCAATTCCGTTGTCAGTTCTCCGACGCTGTTTGCGTTCGCCAAGGGCGCCGGGCTGATGGGGGAGGCCGGGCCGGAGGCAATTATGCCGCTGACCCGCGCCGCCGATGGTTCGCTTGCTGTGCGTGCTGTGGGAGGTGGTGGCGTCACGCCGGCGGGTGGTGGAGCGCCACAGGTCACTATCCATATTGACGGTAACGGAAACACGCAAAGCCAGGCGACAGGCGGCTATGAGCAGTTCGGGCGTGAGGTGGGTAATTATGTTGATCGTCGCTACCGCGAACTTATTGGCCGGGATATCTCGCCGGGGGGCGCAGTCTGGAATATGGCAAAAGGAGTACGCTGATGGCTATAGAAACGTTTAGCTGGTGCCCGCGCATCAACGCTGAACAGGAGGTTACGTTCCGCCGCCGCACTGCGAAGTTTGGTGACGGATACGAGCAGGTATCCGGCGACGGGATTAATCCCCGATCGCAAAAGTGGAATCTTCAGTTTACCGGGACAGAAGCGTACATCGCGGCGATTAAGGCCTTTCTCGATCGGCATCAGGGTGTGAAGTCTTTTCAGTGGCGTCCGCCGCTTGAGCCGCTGGGGCTTTACCGCTGTGATACCTACGCACCGACACCGCTTGGCGCCGGGCTGTTTAATCTTTCCGCAACCTTGGAGCAGGCTTATAAACCATGAGCTTAAACAGTGATTACCAGAAACTTGAGCCGGGCAATGCAGTCCGGCTTTTTTCTGTTGACGGCACGGCGTTCGGTACCGGAGAGGTGCTGCGTTTCCACAGTCACAACTTTCCCCATACAGAATCGGAGATCGTGGCCGCTGGTGGCGATGAGTCAAAACTACCGGCCAAAAGTATCTGGTGGCAGGGGCAGGAATATAAAGCCTGGCCGTGTCAGATTGAAGGGATTGAAGCGTCAACCAGCGGCAGCAGCGCACAGCCGAAATTATCGGTCGCTAACCTGGACGGCTCGATCACTGCGCTGTGCCTGGCTTATGACGACCTGCTGCAGGCTAAAGTGACGATTCACGACACGCTGGCGCAGTACCTTGATGCGCGAAACTTTCCGGGCGGAAACCCGACGGCAGACGCCGCACAGGAAAAGCTGCAGGTCTGGTATATCGATGCGAAGACTTCTGAAACCAGTGAGGCGGTGGAGTTCGCGTTATCCAGCCCCATGGATTTGCAGGGACTGATGATCCCGACACGGCAGCTTCATTCCCTCTGCACCTGGTGCATCCGCAACAAATACCGCACCGGCGATGGGTGTGATTACGCCGGAACGCGTTATTTCGACAAAAACAACAATCCCGTGGATGACCCGTCCCGCGATGAATGCAACGGCACGCTGACCGCATGCAAATTACGGTTCGGTGAAGGCAATGAGCTGCCGTTTGGCGGCTTCCCGGGCACTTCTTTGATCCGGAGCTGACATGCGCAAAAAGACCATCGAGGCCATCATGGCCCACGCTGAATCAGAATATCCGCGGGAGTGCTGCGGGGTGGTGGCGCAGAAAAGCAGGGTGGAAAAGTACTTCCCGTGCCGTAACCTCGCCACTGAACCCACAGAACATTTTCACCTCTCGCCGGAGGATTACGCCGCAGCGGAAGACTGGGGAACGTTAACCGCCATCGTTCACAGCCATCCGGACGCCACCACGCAGCCGAGTGAACTGGATAAGGCGCAGTGTGATGTGACGGCGCTGCCCTGGCATATTGTCAACTGGCCGGAAGGCGATTTACGCACCATCATGCCACGCGGTGAAATTCCGCTGCTTGAACGCCCGTTTGTTCTCGGCGTTTACGACTGCTGGGGGCTGGTGATGAGTTACTATCGCCAGACGTACGGTATCGAGCTGACGGATTACCGCGTCGATTACCCGTGGTGGGAAGACCAGTACCCGGATAATTTTTACCAGGACAAATGGTTCGAATGCGGTTTCCGGGAATTCACCGGCGCGCCACAACCGGGGGACGTGGTGATCATGCAGGTGCAGTCGAATAAGTGGAACCATGCCGGGATCTTGCTTGAAGGCAATATGCTGCTGCACCACCTTTACGGGCATCTCAGTCAGCGGGTGCCTTATGGCGGTTACTGGTTGGAGCGAACAATGAAGATTTTACGCCATAAAGATAAATTACAGACTGCTTAAGCGTGATTTTTTTTTCGTTAACTTCACCAATAAAAATGCTATTCATCGTTGCGATACCTTTTTTCACTGGTAGGATTGATCCTTCTTTTACTTATGGGAATAGGGATGTGATTAAGTTATTACCAATTTTGGCAGCTATAATGCTTGCTGGTTGTGCAACTAAGCCTGTTGCGAATGATCAGGCAAAAGACGTTCCATCAAAGCAAATTATCGATTCATCTTTATTATCTCCAAAGACTGGAACAGGGAAGGTAATTATTAAACGCGACTCAGGTTTTATGGGGAGCGCCTGTATGAGCAGGGTCTATGTTGATGGTAAAGAAATTGCGGACTTAGATACCGCTCAAAAGGTAGTTGTATATCCGCCTGTTGGCGAACATATTTTTAGTGCTTGGCCAAAAGGTATTTGCGGAGGTGGAATGAGTGAACAGTCTGGGAAGGTTACCGAAACAAAAACTTTGATGTATCGCATTGGTTACGGTACGAATGGTGACTTTGGTATACACCCTACTGCTTTTTAGTTAATTTCGCAGAATGTTAACCCACCGTAAGGTGGGTTTTTTATTTCGGAGATAAAAATGCAAGAAATAATGACGCAGATAGAATTGGGCGGTTTGCTTGGTAAATATTTTGGCAAAACACATCATCGTTTAATTAGTACTATTCATGAGGCGCCACGTGCTTTGGCCGCTACCATTAAAGGTTTTGAGCAATTCATGCTTTCCAGTAAACGTCGTGGATTAACTTATGCAGTATTCCGAGGGAAAAAGAATATTAAAGAAGATGATCTCGGTTTTCCTGTTAATGAAGAGATAATTCGTATTGTTCCGGTAATTATTGGAAGTAAAAAAGCAGGGTTGTTACAAACTATTCTGGGAGCTGCTTTGGTTGTTGTAGGGGCCGTAACTCAACAATATTACTTAGTAGCAACTGGTGTTTCTTTAGCTGCAGGGGGCGTAATCCAAATGCTTTCACCTCAGCCTGCCGGGCTCGCCAGCAAACAGGATGCCGATAACCGGGCATCTTATGCGTTCGGCGGCGTGACCAATACAGCTGCGCAGGGTTATCCCGTTCCGATTGGATATGG